ATGTATTGTAGGGTACATGCCTGGCCCACTGTGTTGAATGTAATAGTGCCAGAACCGCCCCATCCTGGGTTGGTTACAGTAATAACCATATTGCCACTGTCTGCGTACATAGCAAACGTTTTGATTTGACCATTAACACCTGCTGCTAATGTTGCAGTCTCTGCGGCAGCGGTAGTAAAGTAACTAGTAGTTAACGCTAAGTTGGCAGCAGCGCCAGCTGCTAAATCTTCTGAGCTATTGTTAAATGGCGCAATTTCTTTGTTTGCCTCTACAACAGTAATAGTAGAGCCGCCGTCGCTAGTAATGAATTGGAACAAATAAGTTCCTATTGCAGCAAAGGTAATGACGTTTGTTGATGCATTAAGACCTTGGATTCCTTGTGCGTTTACGCTAACAGCCGATGGCAATGTTAATGTATGGGCGGTACTGGCTACTCCGACCTGTACAAATACAATGCCTGCTGTTCCAGCTGATGGGAAATTGCTAAACCCTAAACTAACTGCACTGCCTGTTGTTAAGGTATGAAAATGTCCTGTTGCGTAGTTGATTGTCTGACTACCACTAACTGTGCCTAGTGCAACTCTAGTTAGACCAAAGTCAGCTACAACACCATTGTAAACCAAACTACCTAACATATCGTTATCTAGTGTAGTGCCAGCTAGTGCAGACTTGAGAATTGCATTGGACTGCAAATCTGTAATTTCGTCTGAAGCATATTGGAAATTGGTTTTTGTGTTGGTGAAATTATCGCGGAATCCTTGCGAGTTATTATCTTGTCCAGCTACTGGATAAGTTCCGTCAATATTGTTTGGGTTAATGTTACTTGTCATAATTGTTCCTGTAATATGTATATTTATAGGAGAAAATCGTGATTACGAAGTTCTTACCCATCTCTGAGTGGATGTGCTATAAAGATACTTGTATGTGTTTCCTGGTTGGTTCAGACCGCTAAAGTCAACACTAACATTGCCGTTTCCTAGTGCTAGCGTTATTGCGTTTCCGTTAATTGCCATGCGGGTGAGTTGCCCTTCAACAGGGTCTATTGGCATATCTACTGTTACAGTTAATCCTGACACGTTTCCATAAAGCATATTGTATGATGTTGTGTTACTCAATACAACATTTGAGTTTGTAGTAAAGGCGAGAAAATTCGGTGTTACAATTTCAAGGCCGCCTAAGGTAGTCCTTTCGCCAATAGACACATTTCCGGATATAGTAGTTGTTCCAAATATCGCTGTATCGGCAGTGACTCGATTATCAATTGCATCGACTATTATCGTAGAATCATCAGCATACACAGAACCTTTTAAATCTCCGACAATTTCAACTGCATTGATTGTTGAAGCAGATAGTGCATTAGTAATGTTTGCATTTGCTGCTACTAAAGTTCCGGATATTGTTGCATTAGATGTTGTTATGTTCCCTGTTGTTACTGTGCCTGAAACAGTAAGTGAAGTTAATGTGCCAACCGAAGTAATGTTTGGCTGAGCTGCGGTAGTAACTGTGCCAGCAGTTGTGGCAGTGATAGCAGTTGTGGCCAAATTGGCAGTGTTTGCCAAGACGGCAAAATCTACGCTGGCCTTTACGTTAGCGAAGTTAGCATCAAGATACGACAACGGAATGTTGCCGTAGTCGTTAGCAAAAATATATGGTACAGTTGACATTTATTATCCTAGAATTGTTTGTTTTGGGAATACTAGATATTTATCGTATATTTGTGTTTGACTGTACATATCAACTGGTGCAATAAATCTCAAGCTGTTACCATCAAATGTTGTTTGGTTTCCGTTGAAAACAGTGTCCCAAGTAACAGTTGCGCCTAAATTATCTACCCACTGTACTTCAGCACCGGTGTTGTTTATCCAGTTAACATTTGGTCCAATTGTGAGATCGAAATAAGTTTCTGCCGCTGCTGGTTCCCAGGCGCCGCCTGTGCTATCTGCAATCGGATCCCAATTCTTACTGAGTAAGCGGTCTAATTCATATCTATCAACTTCAAAATCAATTAAGTTTAACTGTTCGCCAAACTTAGTGTTAATGTAATACGCAAGTTGATCTCCTTTGCCCGGCTTAGCATAAGCCAATACCCAGGCAGGAGTAAACCCAAGAACTTTTCCGTTAGACTGTTTTGATGTCATCCATAATGGCAATACGTCGTCGATTTCCCCAACAACATCAATCACTTGATCTCGCATGTTAATTAAACTATTTGGATAAACAATTGATACTTCTGTCGAATCGTCTTCGTTTATTGGATAAGGGAGGGTTACTTCTTTGCTAACACTTTCGCCGTTGTTGTTTAATAAATTATCAACGACCTGGCTATAAATTACTTCGTATATCACTTCGCCAGCGGTGTTGCGTGCCTGGGCAACATTAATCTTGCCTAATGTTAAATTCTTCCAATAATGATTTTGGTAAAGGCTACTAACATATTCATCGTAAGTTGCCGCAGTTAATCCAAATGCATGATCGTAAACAACTTTTGTGGCTCTTCCGAAGTTCGGGTCAGTTGGGCGGTATAATAAATCTTGTCGAAATATGTCTGCGTTTTGTAGTAGATCCTGTATTAATGCACGATCATTTTCTGGAGGCATTGCTTCGATGTACAAATTATCGTATGGTTCGTTATAAACCCGTATAACAGTAATTGAAAATTCCTTGGACACATCTATTAATCCATTTGAACTAAATGCCCGGACAGTGAATTGATGAGTCATATCAAATGTTGTTTCTGTAATCTGCCCAACAATCGACAAGTCATTCATTGTAACATCAAATGTCGTTGTTCCTAGATCCAGTGCAAATGTGTTGAAACTCACTCTACCAGCAATATCGCCAGACGGTAATAATTCTAATCCCTGAGGTAGACTAGATGTACTGCCCGAAAGCAACTCGTATTGTAATGGAATTCCAGCAACGTTGTACGCAGCAACATAGAATATGCTTGTTGCACCATTATTAATAGTTCCGAGATTAGTGTCGTTGAGCCATGTAATGTCAGTGTCAACAGCACCTCTAATAGAAAGACTATAGCTGTACTCTGTGTAGATTAGCGGGTCGTTGTCCTTGCTAATGCGCACACCAAACTCGTATTCGCGTTCAGTCAAGCCCAAGTTTGGAATGTATCCGTACAACCATCCGGAGTTTTGATCTAGGGTTAGCCCAGGAATACCGGCACTGTCGCCAGTATTAAAAATTAATTCAAAGTCGACTTGATCGCCATCTAAGTCAAGTCCGATGAATTGGTATGCAAACCAGTTGTCGTTTCTAACTGTGCCGATGCTACCCTCTGGGTTGGTAATAATCGGCGGGCGCACCGGAGTTACATCTGCGGTAATAAAAGTATTGTCTGCTGTGATATCTGTAGTGTCGGCACTTAAACTATCTTTGCTGTAAACGTAGATGCTAAAGGTTCGAAGTTGACTATATATTCCATCTGTGAGTTCTAGAGTGAATTCGTAATTAGAATTAAAACTCATTGTACTGAAATCAAAGCTGTATTCATCAAACCCCTGATCATCACGACTGAACCCAGCTTCGGCTTCGTTGGCTGCTAATGGAGTAATAAATCCTGAGATTAATCCGGTAGTTGAAACATTAAGACCTTTAGGCAAGGTTCCTCCAACTAATCGAACGACAACTTCGGCACCTGGATCAATATCAGTGTATTCAATTTGCAAATCAGTAACTAAACTACCATCGTAATATTGTGCTATTTGGCCTGCTGGCGTTGTAAATTCAGGAGGGTTAGGGCCAGTTACTGTTATTGTAAATGTTCGATCTCGAATTTGGTCAACAACATAATTGTTTCCGACATATTTTTTTGTGTATGCTCTAACAGTGAATTTACTAGTGACATCCACTGCCACTGGTGTAGGAACACCTTGAATGCTTGCTACTGCTTTTGGCGTACCAATAATTAATCCGTTATCTGCAACCTGGATACCTGCTGGCAATTGCCCGGCTTGCAAATTAAAAAGAATGTGCTGCTTGAATTCTGCAGGCATTGTACCTGATGCAGTTGTTAACGGAATTGGGGTTGTTGTAAATTCTGATGCAGTAATGGAAAATTGTGTGCTGTTGTATACATCCAGCACAAAGTATCGTGTTAGGGCACTTATGCCACCAAACACTAATCCAGTAGTCCCCCCAAACATAACGTTTTGTCCTGGGTAAACGTTAGCGGTACTATTGCAAGTAATTCTGTTTGTGGTTGAATCTGTTGCTGTGCAAGTAGTCGTTGCTACAATATCTGTATCGGCTAACATAGCCAGCTGATAGAAAACCCCTTCCGGGATGCTACCTAAACTGCCTGCAGGTGTTATCCACTGTGGTTGTGACATAGATTACCAAGGTGTGGTGTCAAACGCCACACGTCTCCAAATTTCAGTTGATGTATCGTAGTTTGCTACGCACACATACAAATAGTCATTGTCAAACGCAACCATTCCGGCGGCATCTCCGGCTGTGCCAGCAGGGTCAGCAGGCGGTGCTTCTTGAACTCGACTATAAAGTTCAGCAAAATTATTGTTACATTTAATGTAGGCTGTGCGTATTGCATCGCCTTGCCCGTCGTTTGGGGTATTTCCTACATTGATTACTTGTAATGTCATTATTGAATCCTCTGGCAAGTATTTACCAGAAATTCAAAAGGACAAGTTACAGACGTTCGTTGCAAACGTCCCAGTTGATAATTTTCCAGATATTATCTAGGTACTTTTCTTTATCGCTTTGGTAGTCCAGGGCCCAGGCGTGTTCCCACCAGTCTACAAGCATACAAATATCGGTGCGCACCTGGTGATTTGGGATAGTTTTGATAGTGCCACTAGTGCTTAAATAAATCCATCCAGCCCCTTGGATTTTCATTGCTTCTTCTTTGAATGCAATTTTGAAATCTTCATAGGTTTTGAAGTTCTCTTCGATCAGCGCGAGTACTGCACCACGGGGACGATTGGAGGGTTTAGGAGCCCTAAGCTGAGGGAAGAACTTATTGTGTAAAAAACTGCCAGCACGATTAAAATTCGCATTACCTTCTCCTGCGTTATAACGTTTTGCATAGCCTTTGGCTAGATGCTCATAGTGATAGTTGATTGTTTCCTCACTCATCACAGGGTCAAGGTCTTTGACACCGTAGGGCAGGGGAGTTGTTTCCAGTTTTGCTGGGCGGGTGCTTGCTTCAACAAGATTGATGTGGTTACGTAGTTCCATCTTGTATTTATTTGCGGCGAGTAATACGCCCTTTAGTGAGATCGTATGGGCTAAACTCCATTTCAACTCGATCTCCCAACAACACCTTGATGTTGTTTTTGCGCATACGCCCTGATAAGTGCGCTAGTACCAGGGGTTCTATATTGTCTAATTTTACACGAAACATAGTAGCGGGCAGAACTTCAAGTACCTTGCCCTCCATGTTAATAATATCTTCTTTCAATTCGCTCTTTCTGATAAATAAAAATGTAGTTCGCGGAATGGGGATTCCCAACTACTCTAACGCCGGGAAGGGCATCAGCATGTTATTTAATAAAAATTTAATCCTTGTTGGATTTTATGTATATGCATATTTACGAGATGATGGGTCACCGTATTACATTGGTAAAGGAAAAAATCTTCGTGCATATGACTCTAAAAGTCATGTTATTAAACCTCCAGCAGATAAAACTAAAATTGTATTTTTAGAAACTAATCTGTCAGAACTCGGAGCACTTGCATTAGAACGCAGATACATTAGATGGTATGGTCGTAAAGATAACAATACTGGAATATTACAAAATAAAACAGATGGCGGCGATGGAGTATTTGGTCGCAAGCCTAGTCTAGAAACTATCCAAAAGGCAATCGCTACTAAAAGAGAGACCGGAGGTATTTACAAATGTGCAACACCCGAGGCTCGGCAAACGGCTACGGCAACCCGTCTTAGAAACAATAACGGAAAATACAGCCATTGGACTCCTGAGAGTATTGCAAAAAGTATTAAAACTCGACAAGATAATACCACTCCTAGGAAAAAACGGGTAGTTAATAACGGTAGACGAACTTGGAAAATTGTTTCTCCTTTGGGAGAAACATGGATCAGTAACAACTTAGCCAAATGCTGTAGAGAACACAATCTTAATCAAAATTTGTTGATACAGAATAAAGGAAGAATTGTCACTGCTTCTAAGTTCAGAAAAATAACAAATTTACTATCTCAGAATACTATCGGATGGATGATAGAAGATATCACTTAGCCGCGAACGAAATCTCTGTACTGACTTTTCGGAGTCGATCAAAGCGGAAACTACGCCACTCTTTCTTGTCCAAGTCAAACACACGCAGGCTGTGAGGATCTGGTTCTTTTCGGGGCTTTTTGCTTTCTTTGAGTAAGTGCTCCACAGGAACATCACCCTTGGGCAGTTTATCTTGTGGTACACGGGCTAGATCCAGTGTGCAACGCATTTCTCGCACAGTGCCATCTGCTTTTGTAAATTCTACACTTACTTCAGTAACGTGCAACAAACTCTTTACCCAGTCCCGGATAATAACTTTGTTTACATCATCGGCTTCCTGATAGCTAGTACCAGGTTTGTTTTTAAGAATACGAAATACTTCTTGTTGTTCCCATGTCATGATATTTTCCTTTTAACTAATACGATTCATTGCTGCCCACATGTCAATCTGCTCTTTGAGTTTGTCATTTTGCTTTTTGACTTGATTAATTTCTTCTTGAGCTTGTTGCACTTTGGCCGTGGCACTTTTCTTTTCCTGCCACACTTCTTGCACAAAGTCCATGATACTTCGAGTTTTGAGTTCGTTGTATTTGTCTTCGAGCTCGTGGTGATCGTCTTGCAACCAGCTAAGGGTTGATTGAACTTCCTCAAGATCACCACGAAGCTTTTGAATGTAGTCCCCTGGATACATACTCTGCCAGTCAGTTTCAAACTGCCAGGTATGTGGGTCCATGCCTGCTGCTTCAAGATCAGTGATTAGACCACCGCGAGTGTTTGATAAAAAGTTAACTAGTCTACGTATTACCGGATCTTCTGAGTGGAGATCCAAGTAGTGCAGTAGCTCAAAATCGGTCATTGAGTTGTAGTTCATTTCTTTGCTAGTGCCCTTACAATTTCGTATTGTTCCAATGCTCGTTCCACAACGGCCCAAGCGTCTTTCTCTGCTGTTGATATATCACCGCGGCGGCGCAGGTCATAGTTTTGATACCAAGCATCAGGATCTGCGTCAGTCCAATAAACTACATTGGCATGACGAGCCATACTTAGGCTACTGTCAGTCCACTCTGCTGTTTTAGCATTCCAGTAGTAATAGCCTGTGTCGAGTTCATCATCTCCCATGCTAAAACCTTTGAACGCTAGGTAATAGCCTGTCTTTGGTGGGATCTTTTGATCCACCTCATACCAAATACCAGCTTTCATATACTTTTGCTGTTAAGTTTGACCCACATAAATTCTTTCGTATGTTCTTCGCTCGATGTAACATACCCAACTGGCCAGCGGTCAATGCTTGCTCTATTCTTGACAATCTTTATTCCGCCTCTGGGACCTTGTCGCCAAACTCGGTCACTATATTGTATAAGACGAAAGTTATCTGCGCTAAATTTAGCCTTGATGTTTTTAACAAAGACATAGGTCCCGCATGGAAGTTCTGGAGTAGCGCACTTAACTTCGCAGTAGTATTGAAAATTAGCCACGGCGCATCTTTGAAATTTCGATTGCTTCTTCGTCTGAGAACACAGGCACAGCATTCGACTTGTGCATGGTAGCAATACCTTTTACTTTGGTGCCAGTGTATACTTTTGGTGCTGCCATTGTAGCGTTACCACCAGTATTCACACTTGGGATATGATGCGTATTGCTACGACCAACCGGTGTGGTCAGTTTGTATTGCAACGGTTCGGCTTTCATAGCACGGCTACGGCGCTTTTCGTCAGCATCCACTTCCCACTTCTTTTGCAGTTCTTTCCATGATGCATCCAGCTCACGTGCTTTACGTGCTTCTTCTGCATTACGAAATTTTACTTTGCCCTTGCGTTTGCCATTGTAGCTGAGGCTAGGGTGATGTAAGTGCATGCTCATTGTAGTGTACGAGGTTGGTTGTTGAGTGATTGTTCGAGGATCTCGATTTCCTCTTCGGAGAGGTTATCCCAGTCAACAGGCTTGCTTGCAGCTTCAAGTTCTTCGGGACTCATGTTAGCGAACATGTCCATGATCTCTGCCATCATTTGATCAAGCTCTTCTTGCGTTCCATCAAAATGATCAAACGCACCAGGTGCAAATTTTATTTCTAACGGTTTTTTAGTATCAGTCATATTACTCAGGTCTTTTCAAAGTGTTAAACAAATCTTGTCGTTCTTCAAGAAAGCATTCAAACGCTGCCTTGAAGATGTTGTAAATGAATGTAGCAATGATTGTCCAGAAAGCAGTAGCACCAATCATTCCTACAGTGGGTTTGTCATCAATCAACCATGCAGACATTAGTAAGAGTATCAACATGGATATTATCGAAAGAATAACGAAACCGCAAATAGCGAAAATAGAATCGGGGGCACCTTTCTTCAATTCGTAACGGAACGTTTCTGCTAGGTTGAAACACCCACCAAACACTTTCATAAAACACCATTTGAAAAATGCTAGATACATTCTGATATTCATTTTGAAATTAACTCCCAGGTGTATTCTTCGTCACGCATGTGTGCAACCGGTTGTATCCAACCTTTAGCATACGCAAACTGAACCTTGTCACGTATCTCTGCCGGGCATTGGGGTAGGATTTCAATGCTGGCTCGCGGCACTAACATAACGCCGTCTGGACAGAAGTTGAAACCTTTTTGTCCTTGATACAGTTTTTTGTAACTCATGTGCTTATTATAGCAGGTCGGGATTTATTGGTCAATTGTGAAAGAAATGCTTGTGGATGGGTGCATTAGTAAGCACTAGCTCAACTTCCTCTCGCTCAGTGTATACCAAATTGTGCCGTTCCAACAGTCGACGTCGGTCTTCATCAGACAGCTTGGTCCAGGCACTCACGGAATCATAACTGCCCCAAGCTTCGGGCGGCATGCAATTTAATATCCACTTGCTGAGATCCTTGAGTGAGTCAACAGTGTTACTAGAATGACTACGAATAATCGCCATAGCATCATTAGCATACCAACCCTTAAAGAAGCTGCCGGGCTCAATACCAAACACCAGGTAGTTATACATAGGCTCAGCAAAGTCCCGGACCACACGCCAGTGACTAAGGCTCTCCATCAGTCGATTGCGACTGTATTCGGTGAGTTTCATAACAACCTTAGTCGTTAAACAGTTTGACCAGTTCGTCTACCAAGGCGTTGTTTCCCAGCACTGGCCCAAGGCTAGCATGCTCGTCACGGTACATTGTGTACAGCGCCATTTTCTTTTCTGCCTTGGAGGCACTTGCATTGCTCAAACGGTCTGCTGATTTAACAAAGTCTGCACCTGGGGTCTTTGCAATTTTTTCAATCACATTGGCCATCTTTGTCTCACGGTCATCGCCGTATGCAGTTACAGCCCAAACAAGATCAGCAACACGAGTACCAAACAGTTTGCGGATGTCATCAATTGTGACTTCGGGACTGTCTTCTACTGTGTCGTGCAACCAGCAAGCAGCAATGATTTCAGGATCAGTTGTGATTTGTTTTACACGGCGCACAACATCTTCCAAGTGAACTGAGTATGGTTGCTCACCGTACTTTTGATCTTTATGTGCAGCACGGGCAACAAGCTCGGCGCGGTGTTCAATACTGGTTGATGCGTTTACTTTGTTAATTTTCATTATACTGCCTTAATAGGTGTTTGATCTGCGCCAATGGCGTTTAGTGTTTTTACTAGGGCTTGTGCAATTAGAGGACTATTGCATTCTGC